TTTGTTGACGATATTAGAAAGATAGAACAACTATCTGCCAAGTATAAAGATACATTAAAGACCAAAGAACCAAGGTTGGTTATTCCTTTCTATGATGAAAAGGGATTATTAGTAGGTGTAACTTGTAGAGCATTGCGAAATGAATCTTTAAGATATGTTACTATTAAGATCAATGAAGATAAACCATTTATATTTGGATTAGACTTTATTGATAGAAACAAAAAGGTGTATGTAGTTGAGGGTCCTATTGATAGTTTGTTTATTCCTAATTGTATTGCAGTCGCAGGTACGGCCTTCGGTAAACTTGACACCTTGGGAATTCCAAAAGAAAGATTAGTTGTTATTTTTGACAACCAACCTAGAAACAAAGAAGTTTGTAAGATTATAGACAAGAGTATCAATAGCAATTATAATATTGTTATATGGCCGCAGACATTAGAAGAAAAAGATATTAATGATATTGTGTTAACGGGCAAAGAACCATTGAACATAATTAAGAAGAACATATATAATGGTCTAGAAGCAAAAATGAAATTCGTATCATGGAAAAGGTGTTAAATGAAAGTAAAATTAATTAGTTATAGTAAACCTACTCGTGAATTATATGATGAAGGATTATATGACGCACAAGATCTAGTAGCATTTTGTGCAAGAGTTTCCAATCCAGCAAACCAATATAACACAGAGACATCTGAGAAGTTGATTAAGTATTTGATTAAGCATCAACACTGGTCTCCGCTTGAGATGGTGTCTGCGTGTGTTGAGATTGAAACTACAAGAGATATTGCCCGCCAGATTCTCCGTCATAGAAGTTTCTCTTTTCAAGAGTTTAGTCAACGATATGCGGATCCTACACAGGATTTAGATTTTGTTATTCGTGATGCACGTCTACAAGATACTAAAAATCGTCAAAATTCTGTTGATATAGATTTACAAAATGATGAACAACGACAAATTGCCTATCAATGGCAAAATTTACAGCGAGATCTTATAAATAAAACCCGGGATATATATTCTTGGGCAGTTTCTAAAGGTATTGCTAAAGAACAAGCCCGAGCAGTGCTTCCCGAAGGTTTAACCGTCAGTAGACTTTATATGAATGGTACCTTAAGAAGTTACATCCACTATATAATGCTACGAGCTGGCAATGGAACTCAGAAAGAACATGCTGAGATTGCTCTAGCTTGCGCTGAAGTGATTGCAGAAATATTCCCAATGACTAAGGATTTGATAAATGAACAGCTATAATGATGTGAAAAGTTTTATGCGTGCTGGAGATCAGCAAGTATATAACAATCCGAATATTTCTGATGACAGAGTTGCCCAAGGCACTCTTTATATGAAGTTGGTAACAGAAGAGTTTAATGAACTGTTGCATGCGTGGAATGTCGAAGATTTAGTTGAAATCGCAGACGCATGCGCAGATCTAAAATGGGTTATTGAAGGCTTAGAACATTCATTGGGCATTCCGCAACAAGCAGTATGGGATGAAGTTGCGCGATCTAATATGTCTAAGTTAGTTGATGGTAAGTTGATCAAAAGGGATGATGGTAAGGTGTTAAAACCTGATACATTTGTTCCACCAAATATTAAAAAAATTCTAGAATCTTAAATGTGGTATCTGTCTCTATTACCTAGTACTTTCTTTCATGCTATCTTAGCAGCGGGAGTGCTGATTATCTTTATCAGCATGGTACTCAAAGTCATACCATTTATAAGCAATTATTATATTCCTATTAGAATAGTAGGATTTGTATTGTTTGTCGTTGGTGTGTATTTTGAAGGCGGTCTTGGCATACAAGCCGCAATGATGGAACGGGTAAAAGAGTTAGAAGCAAAAGTTGCCGCGGCAGAAGTCGAGAGCAAAAAAGAAAATATTAAGATAGAAGAAAAAGTAGTATATAAGCAAAAAATAATTCGCGAAAAAGGCGAAGAAGTTATAAAGTATATAGATAGAGAAATTGTCAAATACGATATTAAATTTGCCCCCGGTGGTATTTGTGAACTTCCTAAGGAATTTTTTACATCGCACAATGAGGCCGCAAAGGAACGCAGATGAAATATTGCATTGCGCTTTTATTGCTCATATCATTAACAGGCTGTTCAACAACGGTTCCTGTTGTTGCAAAATTTCCAGAAGTTCCTAAATTATTATTAACAAAATGTCCTAATCTACAAGAACTTACTGCTGATGCAAAACTAAGTGATGTGGCAAAAATAGTTAGTTCAAATTATAGTTCATACTATGAATGTGCAGTTAAAATTGACGCCTGGATAGAATGGTATAACGTACAAAAAACAATATACGAAGGAATAAAATGAAAAAGTTACTAGTATTATTAAGTATAACATTGCTTGCAGGATGCAGTACTTTAAGCGATCTGCAAAAATATTGGCCTAGACCGCATGACCCAGTTATGTTTGGGTATTTAGTTAATGCTGATATTGAAATTGGTAAAGTTGATTGTGAAAAAAGTAATTGGTCAACTGTAATTGTATATACAGAACATTTGACAAAATATACAGAATGGCGAAATGATCCACAGAAAGATAATATTAAAGGATTACATAGTCACGCAATAAAGATGAATAGCGGTGCAAGTAAAACCTTTTGTGAATTAGGTAAAAAGACAGCAACACAAAGAATAAACGCAACAAAAACCGCATGGGAGAATCGATAATGCATCCGTTAGAACAAGAAATACAATCAATCGTTGAAGCATGTCAAACAGGCAGTATTAGTATTGAAGAACGAGATTATTTGTTACAAGAAATAAGAGATGTTAGAGTAGCACAAGAATGTGCTGGGGATGAAAAAGCAATAAGATATGTAGTACAGATTTGCAACGCTGCGCTATCGGTAGTTTAAAATAAAAAATTGGAGTAAAGATGACGCAAGAAATTGTGCATGGGATAAAAGTTGATTATACTAGAGATAATCTATTTGATGAGTTAGGAATTAAGAGATTAAAAGAAAGCTACATGAAAGAGGATGAAGTATCTCCTCAAGAAAGGTTTGCCTATGTTTCCAAGACGTTCGGGTCTAATCCAAAACATTCGCAGAGGCTGTATGAATATAGCAGTAGACATTGGTTGTCATATTCTACTCCTATCCTCAGCTTTGGGCGTTCTAAGCGTGGCCTTCCTATATCATGTTTCTTACCTTATCTACATGATAGCGCAGAAGGCTTGGTCGATTGCCTTGCAGAAGTAAACTGGTTGTCCATGATGGGCGGAGGAGTTGGAATTGGAATCGGAATTCGTTCTTCAGATGATAAAAGCGTTGGGGTTATGCCTCATCTTCGTACTTATGACGCTAGCAGTTTGGCATACAGACAAGGGCGGACGAGGAGGGGGTCTTATGCTGCTTATCTTGATATATCTCATCCCGATATTCTTATCTTTTTAGAGATGAGAAAGCCAACGGGCGATCCCAATATGCGTTGCTTGAATCTGCATCATGGTATTAATATTACTGATGACTTTATGCATTTGATCGAGCGTGCAATGATTGATCCTGAGTTAGATGATACTTGGGAATTAAAAGATCCTCATAATGGCGAAGTCAGAGACAAAGTGTCAGCAAGAGAATTATGGCAACGTATTTTAGATATGCGTATGCAAACAGGCGAACCGTATCTACACTTTATTGACAGTAGTAATAGAGCAATGCCTGAGTTCCAAAAGAAGTTGGGACTAAGTATTAAACAATCTAATTTGTGCAGTGAAATTATTTTACCTACGGATAAAGATCGTACTGCGGTATGTTGCTTATCCTCTTTGAACTTGGAGTATTATGATGCTTGGAAAGATGACAGACTTTTTCTTCGGGACGTTGCAGAGATGCTCGATAACGTCTTGCAGTATTTCATTGATAATGCTCCTGACAGCATATCGCGCGCACGATTTAGTGCTAGCCGCGAACGGTCTATTGGTATTGGTGCTCTCGGTTGGCATGCTCTTCTACAAAAAAGTAACCTCCCGTGGGAATCAGCGTCAGCAACAGGATTGAACCACAAGATATTTGGACACATTCGTAAGGAACTAGATAATGCAAATATTCAATTGGGTACCGAAAGAGGGGAAGCACCCGATGCGGCAGGTACTGGACGCCGCTTCTCTCATATGCTTGCTGTTGCTCCAAACGCTTCTTCTTCTATCATTATGGGTAATACTTCTCCCTCTATTGAGCCCCTACGTGCGAACGCGTATAGACAAGATACTCTCAGCGGTTCTTCGTTGAATAAGAACAAGTGGTTAG